TAGAAGATTCGATCCTCTGCCGCACGAATAAAATCATCTACATTTGACACAAATGTAGTCTCCGTGTTTTCTGTATATTCTTGTATCGCAGTCTTTAGCTGTGCAAATGTGAACGCCATTTAATTCTCCAACGTTACCGGCCCCGCCGTAGCGTTCTTTCCACCGCCACTTTGACTACCAGACGTTGCTGTGCCTGACGCTGCGGAAAACGTATAATTGTTCGTGTCCACGACTGTTATTGTATAGCCAGACGCACTTTCTATAGTGGATTCAGCGAATCCGTCAAAGCCAAGAGCTTTCCTAAACCTGACAGTATCTCCACTAGATCTGCCATGGTTTCTTTCCAGAACTGTAATTACCGCAGAGCCAGATGATCCAGATTTAAATGGGTTTACCCCAAGAAGCTGCTCAACAGCAGGTTCCGTTCTATCAGGGCGTGCATTCCTAATTGCTTCTGGATCTGTTACATGTTTTGGAGGGTCAAGTTGAGGGTGCTTGGCCTCATACTCATCAGGGCCGACAAGAGAACCGTTCCATTCGCGGCGCATTTCACGCAAACGGTATCGAAACCCTGATCTATCAGAGATGCCGTAAGAATCTTTTCCTGTGGCAAATCTTGTCATTACCCCACCCTATAATACTGAAGACTAGGCGCAACATTAAACGAGGCTCTGTCTCTATCCTCCGCTTGAGCGCGATCAAATTCTTCATCATATATAGATTTTAAAAGCTGTATTCTGTCGGGTGCTTTTTTGATAGCAATATAATAAGCAAGACCAGCCGCCAAACAAGGATAGAATCTAAAAGGAACCTCTACAGTATTCGTAAATGTATCTGCATCTTCAATCCGCGTCAGACAATCAAAATGCAGAACATCAGTAGAGTTTTCTGGAGTAGGCCATATTTTTATTTTAGGCGTTATCTGTCTATCAATAAAAAACTGCGTTGGTCTACCAGTTGTAGTCTTGTTTGGTATGCTAAGATATTGATCACGACTAATTCTGCTCATAGAAAAGTCAGTAGTGCTGCGCCTAACAACCATAGACAAAACGTCTATTACGTCAGCCCCAAGATCATAATCTGCATCATCGGCGGTAACTGTCTGTGTGCGCTGCGCAATAGTCCATTGATTCAAACCACGATTAGCCCAATCCGCAAATAAAAGGTTCAGCGATCTTTTAGCAGTCTTGAGATCGTATCCTGTACGCACCTCTAAACCGCAACGCTCGAATGCTTCTTCAATGTAATCACTTACATCAAGCTCAAAATTCGCTGAACCAGAAGTTGTCATTATTTTTTAACCTTACCGCCACGCATCATTTTTTTAGCCGCGCCGCCTTTTTTCATACCCATCGCCATTTTCCTGCGAGGTGAAACCATAGCGGCACCACCATCACGCATACGACGAGGAGCTTTAGTGGCTCCGCCTCCACGCATACGACGCGCTGCCTTCTTAGCAGCCCCGCCACCCATCATCTTTTTAGCTTTTTTGACCATTTTGCATCCTCTTTTCTCGCCGGGTTAGAATAAGCTTGATGTAGTCTTCAGGATCATAATTCTCATAGTATCCCACTTTTTCTAGCTTTTGACTAGCATCGTCCAATTCGGATAACCGCTGAATGAAAATTATTGCCACCTCTCCTTCAAAGACAAGAACCCACAAATCTTGTTTAGTAGCAGAGAAATAGCTATTCATTGCCATGCAGGCTGCTTCTAGCTCATCATATCCTCTGTCTGGCCCCTCTTCTATACAGACTGTAATTGCATTTTTTGAATCAAAATTGACACATTCGTCAGCAACACGATCCCATAAGTCACCGTTACAAACTACAACTTTTACCCTGTCATCCATCCATGCTTTTTTGGCATAAGGACAAAGAGCAAACCCCACATTTGGATCAATAGGGGTTAAATCCCTCATAATCCACTGCTCTATGTATTTTTCCACTTCAACCTACTACCTTTATTTTTGACTTTCACGTATAGCCTTCAACGTCTCCTGAACCGTCATGTCTTTACGGGCGCTAGGGTCATATTTGCACTGATATTCGTTAGGAATAAATTCTCCGTAAGAAAAAAACTGAGATTCTATGGTGTTGTTCTGTCCCTTGAACACGCAAACCAATTGTTTACTATCAATGCGCTCACACTTAACTTTTCGACAAGTTGTCATCTGTTCGGCAGATGCAGTATGTGCTTTGAGAAGTAAAACAAACGTAGCTAGAACGACAAAGCCCACAGAGATCATAATAATCCATGCCATGATTTCTATAAACTTGCGGCGCTTTTCACGCTGTGCATAAATAGATTCTTGCCGTCTTTTCCGAATCGTCCCTTCCATTTTCACGAGTTCTTCCCACGCCGACTGACCAAGTGTCAAACCTATCCACTGTTTTAGCTCGTCACGCTGTGCTGCGGCCTTTCTTTTTGCCGCAAAAGTTTCCATGGCCTCTTGTTCGACAGTCTTGCCTGCGAACAGCTTTTTAAATATGGGAGGATTTTTAGCTTCGCGCTCTGCTTGATCTAGATCAGATAAAGCGCCCATCCACCTCCCAATATCTGACATCATCGACTCGACGTCACGACCTATGGCAAAGCCTTTTTTTATGGTGGAAAAAGCCGCAGAGGCAGTAGCCATTGCTGTCACTGGGTCCATCAATATATCCTCTCATCTTGTACCGCTGTATCAGGGAGGCAGTATGATGTGATGGACTTTCCTTGCCCCGAAAGTCTTTTAGCAAAATACACGCAGTCGTCTACAGATTTGAATTTTAATGGCTGACCTTTGACCTTGTTGCCGTCAAGGAAGACATATAAGACAAAAACATGAATTATCTCAATTTTGTAGTTTTCCTTTTGCGCTCTAAAACGGTTCCACACCCTCTTGCGATCATGCCGTCATTCGGTTGACGGTTAACTTTACGCTTTCTTGGCTGCGTTTCTGCTGCAACAGCGCCTCCACCCTCCATCTTCTTGGGCTTTTTTCTGGCGAATGTTTTTACATTTGTTGGCTTTCCACCAACGCCTTGTGTCTTTGCTCTCTTCCTAGATACAGCACTTTTTATCTGCGAAGTTGACATTGATCTCGCTTTTGAGCGAGGCACACATTTAGGATATTTTCTTTTAGATTTTTTAGTAGATTTGCGACCACAGGCTTGAAATTTGCCGTCCTTCTTAGGAGCGCCAATATCAACCCAATCGCCTTTTGGGCCTTTTCCAAACCAATCTTTAAGACTCATTACCTATATCCACCGCCACGTTTTTTGTATGTCTTAACCAACCAAGCATTAGCGTAAGCACTTGGATAAACATCAAATTTACGCTTCGCCTCTGATTTTACACGCGAGTACAAAGCCGGGTTTGTTGGTTTCGGTGAAGTCTTACTTTTTGACTTTGATTTTTTTGGTGCTTTTGGTGCCATTTTTTTTCGCCTCCTTCCGCCTTTTTTGTGGCGGCTTAGAAATCTGTTTGGTCATTTGTGATCGGCCCATAGCCATTAGATCAATTGCTCCAACCCCGCAGCAACAACAATAAGAACCATTATGCCCCACATACGATTGTCAAAAGACTTTAACTTGTCTTGTATGTCACCATACCTTTGACTGCATTCAGCCTCATGCTTCTCTAAAAGCTTCAATACTTCTTCGGCTTTCATTAACACTTCCACCTTCTCCGAGCTTGGCGCAACCTTGAGTTGGGATTCTTCGCTGCCTTTGGAAACTTTTTCATCTGCCCAGCAGAACGAGCGCAAAAAGACTTACGTCTCTTCGCGGCTGCACTACCCTTCTTAACTTTGCCTGTAACTGCTGTCTTGAGCTTACTTCCGGGGTTAGCTTTTCTGTAAGCCGCCACACCAGCTTTAGTCATTCCCGCCCCAGCTTTTGTGGGGCGGAAATTCTTTTTGTTGCGCGAAGGCATTTTTGCCCTGCGCCTAGCCATTAACCATATTCCTTACGCATGTAGAGAATGATGGTGTAAGTGTCCGCGCTAGTATGACCAACAGTGGTGAAGTTAATATCGCCGGTCTTTCCAGAGCCAGCGTTATTAATCAACCCACCAAAGATGGTGTAATCGTGACTACCGCTTTGATTTTCACCTAACTCAATCGCCATGACATCGCTTGATGCGTCAAAAAGAATACGCACCTTCATGCCAATGCACTGCCACCAAATTCTTTCTATGGAAACGCCAGTGCATGTTTTCTGATTGCCTGTATTAGAGGTTGAAGCTTGCAAAGCACTAACATCAACTTTGGTGACAGCAGACTCACCGCTACCATCACTAATGTTAGTGAACTTCATTACCGCGTAACGATCACCATCAATCAGAGTCTGAGAGGTTACAGCATCAGCCATGTTAACCTCCTTAGAATACTGAGTATTCTAGTTCAACCGTGAAGCGACCAGCAGTTATATCAGCGTTAACAGCAGTTGTGGCCGCCGCGTACAAATGTGTGCTTGCGATTGCTGCTGTCACGTTGGGGACAAAGATGTGGTAGTTACCGGCTGTATCATTGAAGTTGATGTCGATTTCAGTAATAGACTGAGTCGCGCTCAACTGCTCATTGAATGATGTAACACCAGCACCAACGATCTCTGTTCCCGAAGAGACGGCTGCGTTTGTCGCTGTCCCGCTCGTGGCACTAAGCTGGAGACTGCCCACAAGAGTTTCACCAGCAGCCGTTGTAATGCCAATCAAAGCCCTGTGGATGAAGAACTTTGTGGGAGTTACAAGGCCGTCAGGTGCGTCTGTATTGAGCGTTCCTAGTTCTACGAGAACATCTCCATCTCCATATGCAGTGCTGGCCGCATTAGTAGAAGCAAGAGAACCAGCAAAGGACTGGATCTTTCTTGTTCCCATGGAAATTAACTGGCCGGTAGAATTAACAGAAAAGCCTGTTTCTGTAACAGCACCAGTGGTGCTGTTTTCATTAATCACATTAAATCCGCCCTTGGAGCGGACCGGACCTGAGAAGGTTGTGTTTGCCATTTTGCACTCCTGTCGTGGCAAGTGTCAGTTGCACAGCGCAACTGTCAGGGACTTAAAAACTATACATAAAAAAAGGGCGGCTGAAAAGCCGCCCTTTGTATAATTGTTCTTATTACGCGCCCGGAGATCCGAATACGCAACGTGGGTCCGAAAATCCAAACGAATAACGCTCACGAGCCTTGAAGCGCATGTTCCCAGTATCGAAATCAGCTTCCATGTTGGTTGCCAACGGGGAACGCTCAAAATGCTTGAAGCCATTTGGAGTGTCTGTCTTGATGAAAAACGCATCAGGATCAGTGAGGAAGTGATTGACGGTATATCCGTCAGGCAGCATCCCCATGTTCCTTGTTGCATTAACATCGTTGTCCGACGTTCCCGGACGAAGTGTGGACTCAAGAAGGCGATC